CCGCGCTCAGCAGTTGATGCTCGCGGACAAGACAATTGACGCCAACAAGGCGCTGGAGCAGGCAAGGCAGGAATTCCAGCGCGGCGAGAGCGCGCTTGACCGCACTCAGCAACAGGCCCTGGAGACCGCACGCCAAACATTCCAAGCCTCTCAAGCGGAAATGGATCGTGCTCAGCAACTGATGTTGACTGACAAAACCATCTCTGCGAACAAGGCGCTGGAGACTGCACGACAGGAATTCCAGCGTGGTGAGTCTGCGCTGGACCGCACGCAACAGGCGAACCTGGCCTCGGCAGCTCAGGCTTTCCAAGCTACGCAGAACGAGAAAGACCGTGCTCAGCAGATCATGCTGACCGACAAGAACATCTCTGCTCAGCAGGCACTTGAGCAATCTCGCCAAGAGTTCCAGCGTGGCGAGGGAATCATCGCCCGGCAGTTTGAGTCTGGCCAACGTCAGCTTGACCGAGATCAGCAGGCTAACCTAGCCTCGGCGGCGCAGGCCTTCCAGGCCACTCAGAATGAGAAGGATCGCGCTCAGCAGATCATGCTGACCGACAAGAACATCTCTGCTCAGCAGGCACTTGAGCAATCTCGCCAAGAGTTCCAGCGTGGTGAGGGGGTCATCGCTCGCCAGTTTGAAGCCGGCCAACGTCAGCTCGACCGCGATCAGCAGTCCTCACTTGCGAGCGCTGCTCAGACTTTCCAAGCTACCCAGAACGAGAAAGATCGGGCCCAGCAAATTATGCTGACCGACAAGAATATCACCGCCAACAAGGCGCTGGAGCAGGCTCGTCAAGAGTTCCAGCGAACCGAGAACGCCGCCGACCGCACGCAGCAACAGACCCTTGAAACTGCGCGCCAGACCTTCCAGACCACGCAGGCCAACCTCGATCGCACGCATCAGGAGTCGATGACCAGGCTGGCCAACAACCTGTCGACGGCTCAGGTTCCCGGCACCTTCGCAGCCAACGTCACGTCCAGCACCAGCTCGACGATCAACGCCATCATGGCCGATGGGAACCTGACGCCCGAGGCCAAAAACGCAGCGATCGACAACGTGATCGCCAACGCCAACAGCACGTTGCAGTGGGGGTCGACGTTCTACAACACGCCCATGACTGGCTTCGCCCGCACGGGGACTGGGTCCACGATCACGCCGGGTGCCAACGTCGCCGGGCTGAAGGCTGCCATCCAGTCTGGCGCAAGCAACGCAGACGCAGGGACTGCGGCAGGTATTGCCTACGCCCGTCAGATGGGCTTGACTCCTGACCAGACAGTTGCGCTGTGGAACCAGGCCATGGGCACCAACTTCACCCGGGCCGACTACGACAGGGTTACGGGCGGGACTACGGGCGGTGGCACAGGTGGTGGTGCAGGCGGCGGCGCGGGGGGTGGTGGCGGCGGCGCAGGTGGTGACGCGGGCGCGGCAGTCGTGGTCTACGGTCCTGACGGGAAGATGTACTCCAGCCCGGCTGCGGCTAGGGCTGCAGGTGTCACCAACTACACCAATACGCCGCCCAATACCGGGGGCGGCGCTGGCGGCGGTGGCGGCGGCGGTGGTGTCATCCGTGACGCAATGCAGCGCGATGCCTGGGGGCGCGAGCCTGGGGATCCGATGTACGGCGTTGACCCGACCAACATTTCCACCGACGGCGGCGGCGCCTCAGGATGATCATGCTGGTCCGCAAGGCCACCTACCGCGACATCACCGCGATTGTGGACATCGCGGTGGAGTCCGTCATGCGCGATCCCCTGCCGGTCACTGTGGACCGCGAGGCGATGCGCGAGATGGCCATGCAGTGCTTGAACCCGGCGCACTTCATGTGGGTGGGCGAAGACGAGTCGGGCAACGTGGTGGCCGCGGTGGCGGCGATGACGCAGAAGTCGTTCTGGTATCGAGGCCTGCAGTGCTCGGTGCTGCTGTACTACACGCGCAAGCCTGGCGCTGGCGCGGCCCTGCTGCGCGAGTTCGCCAGGTGGGTGAGGTCACGTTCTGGAATCAAGGTGGCGGTGCTCGAGCTTGAGCCCAACGTCGACCTGCGGCTGACGCGCTTTCTCAAGCGCCTGGGATTCGGTCGCAAGTCGATCAACATGACGTATGTGAGGAGTTCACTGTGAGCAAAGTTGTCAAGGGTATCGGGCGGGCCGTCAGCAAGGTCGTCAAGGGCGTCGCCAACGTCGTGAAGAAGGTGGCCTCCTCCAAGTTTGGGAAGATCCTGGTGGGCGCTGCGCTGGTGTACTTCGGCGGCGCGGCGCTGATGGGTGGCCTTGGCGGCGCGTCTGCTGGCGGCCTATCGGGTGCGCTGACTGGGGCTTCAAAAGCCGTGAGCGGTGCATGGGGTGCCCTCACCAGCGGCAGCGTGAGTGCCATGGGCAGCGCCTTTACGGGCTCCTACGGCGCTGGTCAGGCGGCTGTCACCGGCTTGGGCGGTAGCGTTGCCGGCACAGGCCTTTCTGCTGCAGCAAACGCCGCAGCAGCAACTCCCGGCATGTCCATGGCTCCGCAATCAATCGTGTCCCCAGCGCAGGCTGCGATCACGCAGGCCACTGGTGGCGCCCCCATGTCTATGGCGGCGCCTGCCGGCATGACCCCGGCAGCAGCCGGCGCCAGCAAGGGCTTCATCGCCAGCGCCATGGCCAGCCCTTACTTTGCGCCGGCTGTAGTCACGTCCGGCGCGCAGCTCGGCGGCGGCCTGATCCAGGGCGTAGGCATGCAGAAGGCCCAGAAAGATCAAGCGAAGCAGACGGCTCAGCAAAAGGCCGACTGGAACAGCAACATCGCCAACTTCCGCTACGCCTGAAAGGAACGACCATGGCAGGACTGATCAAAGACCAGATGGCGCCGTCGTCGGACGTGGACGACGCAATGCAGCAACCGCCCGTCACCACGCCAGCTTCAGGGCCGCAGGAAATGAATGCCCAGCAGCAGGGCCAGGAGCCCGCTGGTGAGGGCGTTGACCCTGAGTCGGACCCTGGGTATCAGCAGGCCGCTCAGTTCGCCATGGAGGCCTTGTACAAGAACAAGGCAGCCAAGGACATTGCCAAGGCACTCAAGACTGCGCGTGACCCGGTGGAGGCGCTGGCAAACACTGCCTACGAGATCATCACCATCATCGACGAGCGCACCGACGGCGCGGTTCCTGACGAGATGCTGGCTGCCTTCGCGACCTTCGTGCTTGAGGAGATCTCTGAGATCGCCGAGGCGGCCAACGTCCCTCTGCAGCCGTCCGACGTGGCGATGGCCCTGAAGCAGATGATCCTGCGTTTTTTGGGCGAGCAGGGCGTGGACACGACTCAACTGCAGCAGGCCATGGACCAGGTCGACCCTGAGGAGTTCAACCGCATGGCTGAGGGCGAGGAGCCTGAGCTCGAGGAGATGCCAATATGAGCGGACTGATCTGGGCCGGGATCGGCAAAGGCATCGCAGATGCCGGGACCACCTTTGGCAGCTACATGCTGAGGGACATCGAGGACCAGCGCAGACGCGAAGACGAGGAGCGGCGCGAGGCCAACGCCATCAAGCGGGCCGAGGAGGCTGAAAGGATCCGCGCCGAGCGCGAGGAAAAGAAGGCCGAGACGCTGAAGCAGCGCGTGACCACGGAGACCGCGCAGGTCGAGCAGCGCGCCACGCAGATTGGGACCGAGCGCCGCACTGCGCGCTTGGACTCAGACGCCACCAGGCTGGGTGAGATGTCTGCCAAGGCTGACGAGCAGGGCGACACTGCGCTGAGCAAGGAGCAGATGCTAGACCTGATCCGCAAGGATCCGGCGCTTCGCGAGAGCTACCGCAAGTCGGGGCTGATCGAGGGCGCGGCCGAGTCCACTCGCGACTCGCGCCTGATCGCTGCCGAGGACCGCGTGACTGCGGCCATGGGCATCGGCGCGCACTCGTCTGTGCTGGACGCTTACACGAAAGCCAAGGCGGACACGCTGCGCGAGGTGGCCGAGGAGAACAGAGAGAAGCAGCGCGCCGCCGCGCAGGCTGCGACAGATCTCAGGCTGGATCAGCAAGGCAGGAAGACGGACGCCCTGATCCAGTACCTTGGAGTCAAGGGCGGCGTGGCTGAGCGCAACGCCGAGACTGCCGAGGAGCGCGAAAAGCGGCTGGCAAAAGGCGGTGGCGGCAAGGGTGGCGCGACCACTCTGCGCGAGGCGCCAGTCGAGCGCCTGACGACGCAGGCGGAGACGCTGCGCAAGGCGGCGAAGGAAGCAACGGGCGATCGCAAGAAGAGCCTGGAGACGGAGCTCGACCAGGTTCTTGCGGAGTTGCGCCGTCGGAGAGAATCGGGCGGCGCGTCACCGACCGCGGCCCCGGCTCCCCGGCCATCTTCGACGACGAAGAACTACAGCAATCTCTGGAAGTAAAGCATGGCAAAGAAGTGGTCTGACGTAGCGGCAAGCGCCGCATTCCAGGCCCTCTCGTTCGAGGAACAAGAGGAAGCGCGCCGCCAGTACTTTGAGCAGATCATTGCTCCTCAGGTGCCTGAGGAAGACATTTCGCTCGCGCGAGACCAGTTCTTTGCCGACACGACACGCAGCGCCGGCGGCGGCCGCGGATTCATCAACCCGCCGATGGCCGGGCAGCCGCAGCCGACCTACCCCAAGCTGCGCCCTGCGCCTGCACCCGCGACGGACTACTCCGACATGGCGACGGCCATGCAGGGTACGCCGATGTCTCGACCGCAGCCCGCTACACCGGCGCCAGCGCCAGCGAAACCGCCGCCCTACAAGAACCGCCTCGAGGCTCTTGACGACGCCGTCAACTTGGTCGAGGAGGGGTCGGACTTCAAGAAGGTGGCCCAGGCCTTCTCGCAGATTGGCATCGGCGAAGGCGACATCATGTCGCACGGCAAAGCGCGCAAGTCGCCGATGTTCGATCTGCCGGAGATGTCGCGCAAGCAGATCGACCAGTACGTCAAGCCGCAACCGCAGCCGATGCCGGAGCCAACTGGCACCATCAAGGCTGTCGAGCCCACTGCGCTGCAAGAGATCGGCAACACGTTCAAGCGCGGCTCGCTGCAGGCCGGGCAGATCCTGGACAACTTGTCTTTCAAGGCGGGCATCTTTGACGCCAGCACCACCGCCGAGCGGATGCGCGAGCGCAACCGCCAGATGGGTGCGGCAGCGCCTTCGGGCGATGTGGCCGAGGGCCTCGAGCGCCTGCAGGCTGCCAACGAGACGGGCGACTACGGGACCGTCGCACGCGAGGTGCTGGACCCCAGCAACTGGAAGGCCCTGGCTGCGTTGGTGGCCGAGTCCGCGGTGGCATCCTCGCCGGCCATTGCCGCAACCGTTGGCGGCACCCTGGTGGCCGGACCCTTCGGTGCGGCCGGCGCCACTGCGCTGACGTCGTTCACGATGGAGTACGGCGCCGCGGTAGGCGACGTGCTGGAGAAGCGCAAGGTCAACCTCGCTGATCCTGTTGCGGTGCGCCGCACGCTTGAGGACCCCGAGTTCATTGCTGAGACGCGCGAGCGCGGGCTCAAGCGCGGCGTCCCGATCGCGGCGTTCGACGCGCTGTCGGCTGGCTTTGCCGGCCGCTTCGTCAAGACCGTCGAGCGCGCTGTTGAGTCTGGCGCCATCGCGGCCAAGAGCGCGCCCCGTGCATTCACTGTTGCCGGCCTGAAGGAAGGCGGCCTGCAGGTCGGAGCTGGCATGGCGGGCGAGGCAACGGGCCAGGTTGCCACCGGCGAGAACAAGCCACTGGACGTGCTGATCGAGGGCCTGGCTGAGCTGCCTGGCGGCGTCGCTGAAGTTGGCGGCAACCTCTATTCGTCGCGCAACCGCACGCCCGAGGGGATGATCGCGAGCGCGATCAGTAGTGCGCCTGGGTATCAGCAACGTGATGTTGGCATGCAGGCGGCTGCTGAGTTTGCGGCGCCGCAGCCAACGATCAGCACGCAAGTGCAGCCGATCGAGCGGCCTCAGATTGCCAACTTCACCCCGCCCGACTCGCCGACCAAGCAAGCCGGCCTGGTGGACATCGTGGTGCCGCTGCCCGGCGCGGCAACTGCGCCCGCACTTGGAGACTTGAATGTCGGCACAACAGGCGTACCTGGAGGACTGGCTGGAGCAGGGGGTGAGGCAGGGGGCGGTCTCATTGGCGGAAGCATGGGAGCTGCAGGACTTGGCGCTGCAGGTGCCCCCGGGGTCGGAGGCGGAGTTGCCCCGATCCCTGGAGTCAATGATCGACAGGCTGTTCCTCCTGGAGGTGCGCCCGGCCAACGACCTACCAGCCTGACGAAGCCCTTCGATCGGGCTTCTGATGCCGATCTGCTGAATCGCACCGAGGCGGCCATCTCTGGCCAGCCAACCGAGATCTGGACGGGCCGTCGTGGTGACGGTTACGTCACCGAACAAGATGCCAAACAAGCGCTTCCCGGCCGGCAGCGCATGTTTCAGGACTTGCAATGGGGCGTCGAGCAGATGCCCAATGGCAAGTACAGGCTCGCCGGCTACAGCCTGGAGACCAACCTTGGCACGCAAACCACTCAAGCCCAGCAAGCTCAAGCGCAAGGAGCAGCACCAGCAGGCCAAATGGCAGGTGCCGCACAAGGCGGCGCAGGTGGCATCCCAGCAGCAACCGGCACGCCGGTTGAACTGTCTGATACTGAACGTGCCGGACTGAAGCTCGCGCCGACGGCGCCGCTGCGAGAGCTGAGCTCGCTCAACAAGCAGCTCGATCAGCAGATCGGTGTCACGTTCTCGCCGGTCAAGTCGACCGACCTGAACGACTCGCAGCGCCTGGCCAGTGCGGTGGCGCGCCTGATGGGCAAGACCCTGACGGTAGTCCACCAGGAGACCGGTGCAGGCGCGCTGCCCAACGGCATGATCAACAGCGTCGGGGGCAAGCACCTGTTCGTTGCTGACGATGCTGACGATGCGCCCCTGGCCATCACAGTGCACGAGGCCTACCACGGCCTGCCGGAGGCTCAGCGCAAGAGCCTGAACATCGCGCTGCTGGATCTGTTCCGCCAGGACCGCAAGGACAAGTTCCTCGACGAGTTCAGCTACACGCCGGACAAGTTCGAGGAGGAAGCCCCGGCCATGATGGTGCAGGCCATCAGCAAGCGCGAGGACTTCTGGCAGGAGCTGCGCACGAAGATGGGCAACAAGGAGTTCGGCGAGGTGGCCAAGACCATCATCACCAAGCTCGGCGACATCATCACCGGCGCGAAGAAGCAGTACGGCGAGGACTTCGTCAACAAGTACATCTCCGACGTCTCGAAGGCTCGCGACCTGCTGACGACTGCCTACGCCGATGCGATGAAGGCGCAGGGCCTGCAGTCCGACATGGAGGTTGCCGGGTCGGGCCAGGCTACCGAATCGATGGCCGCATCTGAACGGGCTCAGCCTGTCGTCTTTGATCTGCCGCAGACTCTATTCAACCCACAGACTGAAGCAGAGCGCCGTCAAGGGTTTGCCAATCGGTTCAACAACCCAGTGACTCTGGCTGATGGCACGCGCCTTTCCGGGTTCACGGACCCAGTACGGCAGACGACTTTCTACGGGTACGACAAGAGCGGCGAGCGATTCACGATCAACCGTGATGCCATTCGGCCAGAGGATGTTGTGTCGTCCCGAGACGGCAACCGCACGGCAGAAATGCTGCGCGCTGGACTCGTCGAGGTGCAGAATCCCGCCGCTCCCATGGCATCCGAGCGCTCGCGCATCGGCATGGACTTCAAAGACGTCGTCAAGCGCACGCCCGAGCTCCAGGCTGCGGCCGAGAGGGTCAAGGCCGGTGAGATGACGGCGGCCGAGTACGACAAGCTGGTCGATGAGTACAAGCCTGTAGAGCCCTACACCTCGGTGCCGCAGCCGGCCGCCGACGCAGACCTCAGGACAGCACTGACCAGCGACAAGATTGACCGTATCGGCGCGCCGTCGAAGACGCTCAAGGCAGGCGACCCTGTGGGCTTGCGCCTGGACATCCCGGCCTACTCCAATCACGGCACCTGGGTGGTGTCAGTGCATGAGCAGGAGGCTGGCTACAACGCTGGCAAGTCCATCGGCTACGAGCCGGTGGCTGCGGCCACCAACGTGACGTTCGGTGTCGTGGAGAAGGCTGCGCTGAACATCGCGGGCGGCAAGCCCAAGGCGACGATCGCCGTCATCAAGGGCGGATGGAAGCCCACGACGCCGGCCGAGGCAAAGCTCAAGGCCGACCAGGCGCTGAAGTCCAAGGACTGGGTGCAGGTCGGCATGGACCCCGAGCGGCACAGCTACTTCTACGACCGCTCCAGCATGGAGCCGGTGACGGCCGCCGACGAGGTCATCCAGATCGGTCCCCTGGTGCTGGCCAAGAACCCGACCTACGGACAGAAGTCCGAGTTCATGTTCAGCGGCCGGGCCCGCGAGCCTGTGAAGGTCAGCGACTACAACCCGAAGGCCGACAACTTCAACAACCAGCGCGACATGGCTTCGCTGCTGTCCGAGTCGGTGCCGGCAGAGACAGTGGCGGCGGCCGACGGGTTCGTCGAGAAGTACTTCAAGGAGCGGCGGCCAGTCTCCGTTTCGCCGCAGGATCGCCTGCGCGCAGAGATCTTGCTGAAGCCCAGGATGGAAGCGGCCGAGCAGGTCAAGCCGGAGTACGACCAGAAGATCCTGAACATCGCAGCTCGCACCGGCGCCACCGGCCAGATGCTGGCGCCCATCAAGGGCATCAAGCGTGCGGCCGAGAAGCTGGCGCTTGAGGAGAACTACCAGGTCGACAACATCAAGGACCTGCTGCGCTCGACCATCGTGGTCGACAGCTACGCCGAAGCGCCCGCGATCATCGACGAGATCCGCAAGGAGTTCGACGTGGTCCGCATCAAGGACCGCGCCGGTGCTGGCGTGACTGGCGACAAGGTGGAGGCGTCAGACCGTCAGAAGTTCGGCGGCTACGCCGACGTGCTGATCAACATCAGGATGCCCAACGGCACGGTGGGTGAGATCCAGATCAATACGCCCGCCATGCTGGCCGCCAAGGATGGCCAGGGCCACAAGCTGTACGAGGCCGCCCGTGAGCAGCCTGAGGGTTCGCCGCTGCGCGGCGAGATCTACGACGCGATGCGTGGTCTTTACGACGCAGCCTTCTCGGCGGCGAACTTGCGGCAGCCCTCGGCGCAGGACAGGAACGCAGCCTCCGACATCGGGGCGCCGCGTGCCGGCAGCGAGCTGACTGCAACGAGCTCGTCGCCAGAGTCGGCGAGCTTGAAGATTTTGCCGTCAGGGAAGGCGACGAACTCGTCGCCGGAGAACGAGGCAACGAACTCGCAGCCGGGCGGGAAGGAAGAGGGGACTTTCATAGGATCTCCTGACGAGTCGAGTATATCACAACCCTTATACACAAAGCCGCCTCGGCGGGGCGCCGAAAGGATCGGGAGCTTTGATGTTCGCACCATGAAGGACGGCTCGATTGTCGTCTACGGTGATTCGCAAAACATCAGATCGCAGATCCCAGAAGACGTCAAGGGTCGCGTCACCAAGGACGGCTACCTCTTTACCAACGCAGCCGCGCCTCGTGTAAAGGCCGCGCTCGAGGGGCGCAAGACCGCCTACAGCCGCGGTGGCCAGGTCACCGAGAAGCTGCCGATGAAGGACGGCAAGTACCTGGGCGCGCCCGAGAAGTACAACACCCCTGGAAAGATCGTCGCGCTGCGCAAGCAACTGCGCATGCTCACGCTGGAGGGGGAGCGCGGCCGCTACTGGTACGAGAACAGCAGCCTGGCGATCTTGCGCATGACTGGCGGCAACGTGCAGGAGGCGCGCAAGTTCGTGGCCCTGCTGGCCATCTACAGCCCGCAGGCGCGTGTCGACAGCAACTCGACGTTTGCTCTGCGAGCCTGGGCGCAGTACAAGGCTGGCCAGCCAATCAGCGTGAAGACCGGAGTGCAGGACAAGAAGGCGACCCAGGCCATGGCCGACGTCGACGCCTTCTGGTCTGGCGAGAAGACAGGCAACTTCTTCTTCAATCTGTTGCGCGAGATCGACACCAGCACTGCCGGCAAGCAGGGCGCGACGATCGACATGTGGATGATGCGTGCGGCCGAGTACGCCAACGACGCGCCCACTGCCACGCAGTACGCCTTCATGGAGAACGAGACCAACCGTATTGCGCAGGAAATGGGCTGGGAGCCGCAGCAAGTGCAGGCCGCCATCTGGGTCGCGATGAAGGCCCGCATGGAGAACAAGGGTGTCAAGCAGAGGACCGAGGCCACCAGCGAGAAGAAGGGCTGGATCAGGTTCGAGCGCGATGCGAAGGGCAAGAAGGTCCGCGTCATCATCGACGCGCAAAAGCACCGCGACAACTGGCTCAAGCATGCGATGGAGCATGTGCCCACGAAGGAAGATACCGAGCAGGCCAAGTTCGACTTCGCCGATGGAGTCGGGCGCCACATCGGCCAGCTTTCGTTCGAGGCTCGGCCAGGCCGCAGCACGGGCGTTCTGGATGGGATCCACACCGCACCGTATGCCCAGCAGGTGGAGTTCCAGCAGGCCGTGCAGCGTGCGTTCTACGACGAGAACGGCACCGACATGCTGGCTGCACAGCTCGGCCTGCTGACGGAGCCCAGCGACATCATGCGCCCTGGCGTGTGGCAGGGCGAGGTGTCACCCAGCACGCAGAAGCGCGTGGCAATGGCGCCGGCTGGTGGCGATGCTGGCAAGACCAACGTCGACCCGGCGCAGGCCGAACTGCTCAACGTCTATGCGTCTGTGGCTGGCCTGGTGGCCAGGCAGGAAGGGGTGGGCTGGCACCGTCCCTTCTACGCCGGTACAAAGGGGCAGTCCAACGGCCTGGACATCGACATCGGCCGAGCGCTGAACCCAACCGAGACGAAGGACCTCGAGGCGGCGATCGGCAAGTGGATGGATGAGAAGAAACACGCCAACTGGCAGAACCAGTTTGCGCTGATCAGTTCTCCCACTGGCATAAGAGTTGTGAATTTCGGTATCATCACAAACGCAGTACTCCATTCCGACATCGTGAAGGTCGCGGAAGGTGTGCTGCCAGATGGATCTGTGCGCGTGTTCGCCTCAAGTGGCGACATGCCAACTAACGACTGGGAGGCAAACCCCAATGGGCAAACTTACATACAAAGGATTGGTGCCGCGGGACGATCCGATGTTCTTGACTGGGCCAGAAGTGTTCTCGCGCCTCGGGTCCAGCGAGTCTTCGAGGACTTCGCCGAAAAGTACCAGTGGGGAGACCCCGGCCGAATCCAGTTCAGCAACCGAGGCGGATCTGATGCAGCCGGCGGTGGACGCGATCGAGGAGTGGGGCCGCAAGACGTTCAAGCGGTAACCCCTTCCTACGGCACCCCTCGAGAGAGCGCCGCTTCCGCGGTCGCCTACCACTACAGCACCCAGCCCCGCACGACCCTCGACAGCGTGATGTATGGCACCGGCCTGCGCGGGGCCGAGATGGCGCGCCTGCAGGGCGCAGATCCGCGCCTGAAGCAGCGCGTCTACTTCTACATCGATCGCGGCACTGGCATCAATCCTGAGGCCGGCGTGGGCGGCCAGGCTCACCGCGTTAATCTGCAAAACCTGTACGACGTCGACGAGGACGCGCTGCGTCTGCGCCGCGACAACGAGGCCTTCAACGACTTCGAGTCTGCGGTCATCGACGCCGGCTTCGACGGCTACATGGTGCGCGACGCCGGGCCGTCAGGCAACGCGGTGCTGCTGGGTCGGCACGCCGTGCCCGTCGAGCAGCTCGGCGCTCGCAGTCGCATGGCAGGCGAGCCTGTCGCGCCGGCCCGCGAGCGGGTGCTGAGTGACGCCGAGAAGATCTCCGCCAACAAGATGCTGCCGGCCGGGCAGGTGTCCGGCAAGCGCTGGGCGGAGCTCATCTCTCGCAGCATGCCGGAGGTCTACGAGCGCCTGGCTGGCAGCCCGGTGTGGCAGTCCGACAAGGTCATGTACCGCGGCGAGCTGGCTCGCGAGCTTCGCGCTCAGCCGATGTTCAGCAACCGCCAACTGCCGAAGGTCTCACCGCAGAGCGCGCTGGACGCGGACATCAAGGTTGCGTCGGAGAGCCTGCAGCGCTACATCCGGGCTGCAGAGCAGGGACGCCAGTTGCCCAAGCTCACGATCGGCCGCCTGCCCCATGTGCTCAACATGCTGGGCGCACGCACGCAGGATTTCGACATCGCCACCAGCATTGTCACGAAGGTGTTTGTCAGGACCAAAGCAGAAAAAGGACACGCGGACGAGCTTCCCGACATCACGCCCAAGCAGCTCATCGAAGGCATCTACCGCCCGGCCATGGTGCTGAAGTCGAAGGACGGCAACCCCCGCGAGTTCGAGCTGGTGCTGCCGATCACCAGCGACAAGGGCGCGCTGATCGTCCCGATCAAGGTGTCGGTGGACAACACCGATCCGACGGGCGCGGTGTTGTCGATCTACGCCAAGGGCGTGTCGATCTCCGGCGGCAAGCCGAACGAGCAGGTGCTGATGAAACGCATCAACGACGGCAACCTGCTGTACCTGGACCCCGGCCTGGCCAAGCAGGCGCTGACTGGTCGCAAGGCTGGAGATCCTAAGGCTGACGTCAAGCTCAATGGCAACTTCGTGTCTTGGCCTGGGGTGTGGCCCAAGCTGGCGGAGATGATCTCTGCGCGCACGGTCAAGACCGACATCAACCTAATGGGCTGGATCGGCAAATACTACACGCCGAGCTCGTCGCCGCAGGGCTGGGAGGATGCGCCCGCATTCAGCCAGCGCGCCCGCGCTGAGGACAAGGAAGTGGCCAGCCTGTTCCGCGATCTGCAAGATGCCCGCGGCCTTGGGCGCGTGCGTGCGCTCGAGCGGGTTGACGCGCACCCGATGGCTGAGACAATCCGCCGCATCGACCAAGAGTTCATGGACATCCTGGAGCGGCTCGACGACGCCGGCCTGGTGAAGATCAACTGCAAGTGAGGTATCACAATGCCTGTTTCCAACCTTCTCGACAAGCCCACCGAGGACATGCTGAACAAGGCTGTCCACGCCGAGCTCTACGCCTCGCACTTGTACCGCCATGTGTCCAACCAGATGCAGCGCGTCGGGTTCTTCGGCACGCAGAAGTTCTTCGCTGGCGAGAGCGCTGACGAGCTGAAGCACTACCAGCTCATCGCCGACTACATGAACGACCGCGGCACCAGCGCGAAGGTGCCGGCGCTCGAGGCCTGCACTGAGGTGGTCACCGACATCGCCGACGCCATCGAGCTGGGCTACGAGACCGAGCTGCAGCTCATGCGCGACTACGAGAAGTGGTATCGCGAGTGCAAGTGCGTGACGACCCAGCAGTTCATGCTGCAGTTCCTCGAGACCCAGCGCAAGAGCGTGGGCGAGTACGGCGACCTGATGTCGCGCCTGGGCCTGGTGAGCGGCGACAAGGCGGGCATGCTGATGATGGACCAGGAGCTTGGCAATGGCTGAGAACTGCAACTACACTTTCAGGACGGCGGGAGGCGAGGTCACCATCAAGGGGATGGCCGAGATGAAGGCCTTCCTCGCATTGAACGGTGTGGGTGCTATTGATGGCGCCAAGGCGCCTATGTTCAGCCAGCGCGCTTTTCACGGTACGCCGCACCGTGGCATCAACAAGTTCAGCACCGACAAGATCGGCACCGGCGAGGGAGCCCAGGCCTACGGCTGGGGGCTGTACTTCGCGGGGCGCAAGGAGATCGGGGAGTTTTATCGGTCGACTTTGGCGCCAAAGAACCCGCCGACTGAGGCGCAAATTCTTGCCGACCCTGCTGTCGTCGCGGCGCAAGCCCGCGTTGACGCCGCTGGCGAAGAACTCGACAGGCTGGGCACCGACAATCAGCAAGCTGTCGCGGAGTGGACAGCGGCAAACGACGCCCTGTACTCCGCGCGCAAGAGTGTCAAGGGCGGCCAACTCTACGAGGTCGAGATCCCTGAGGACAGCGAGATGCTGCTGTGGGACAAGCCGCTGAGTGAGCAGCCGGAGGCGGTGCGGGCGGCCGTTGACAAGCTATTTGAAAACGGGGCACTGGACGACGGCTCCAAAAAGCTCATTGAGTCGCAAGGCATGCGCCAAGATTTGAAGGGCAAGACCCTTTACGAACTGCTCGCGACATCAGACAACTTGGCCATCGACGGCACGGGCCGCGCCGCCAGTCTGGCGCTGGCCGAAGCGGGTATCAAGGGTATCAAGTATCTTGACGGCACCAGTCGCGACGCAGGCGGTGGCAGCTACAACTATGTGGTGTTCAGCGGCGACGATGTGGCAATTCAGCAAGCCTTTTACAGCAAGCGCGCCCCGGTCGTCGGCTCTCGCTTCAAGCTGCCCGGGTCCACTGCGGTGGATGTCGGACGCATCAGGCTGCAGGACGACGTGCTGCGCATGAAGCGCGTGATCGAGGCGGTCAAGCAGCAGGGCGGTACGGTCGGCGAGGCGCAGAACTTCTACGACGCCAACACCCTGATGCCCGGCCGCATCCAGGCTGAGATCGACGACTTCAAAGACAAGGTCGTCAGGCCCATGCTGGACAAGGCGGTCAAGTACGAGATCGACCTCGACGAGCTGTCGCTGTACTCCTACGCCAAGCACGCGGAAGAGCGCAACCAGTACATCGCCAGCATCAACCCTCGCATGCCCGACGGCGGCTCCGGCATGACGACGGCAGACGCGAAGGCCATCCTGCAGCAGGTGCAGGCCGGCGGTAAGGCGCAGCAGTTCGACGAGCTGCACAAGGACCTGATGTCCATCACGTCCACCACCCGGCTGCTGATGCTGTCCGAGGGCCTGATCACGCAGGACGAGTTCGACTCCCTCGACGGTGCGTATGCCAATTACATCCCGCTGCGCGGCCTGGAGAACGTGGACGAGGGAGGGCGTGCGCGCCCTGGCGTCGGCCGCGGTGTGAACGTCCGAGGTGGTGAGACCGTGCGGGCCATGGGCCGCCGCTCGCGCGCCAGCGACCTGATCGAGAACGTGATCCGCGACTACGAGCGGGTCATCACCCGCGTCGAGCGCAACGACGTCGGCAAGGTGCTGCTGGACTTTGTGCTGTCGAACCCTGACCCCGACCTGTGGGGCGTGGACATCGAGCGCAACAAGCCCTCCTTCAACAAGGCCACGGGCCTGGTGCAGTACACCAAGCAGGTCGAGAAGGGCGAGGACACGATCGGCGTGAAGGTCGGCGGCCAGCAGGTCTACATCAAGCTGGTGGACAAGGACCTGACCCGGGCCCTGCGCCAGGCCTGGAAGGACGAGGTCAGCGGCCTGGAGCGCGCAGTGGTTGCGACCACCGGATGGTGGAACAACTGGATGCGCAACGTGCTGACCCGGTACAACCCTGCGTTCGCGGCCATCAACATCCCGCGCGACGCCCTCTGGTCGGGCACCACAGCCGCTCTGGCAGAGCTTGGACCGAAGGGGCTGGTCAGGTACTTGGCAGCCTACGGAAAGGCCACCATGGCCTCAACGCGGGCCGAGGCGGGGGTGTCTGGCACGACCAATGTCATGTTCGGCAACCCGCAGATCGACAAGCTGTACCAGGAGTTCCGCGCAGCGGGCGGCATCACCGGCGGGTTCTACATGCGCGACCTGGACACCATCCAGCAGGAACTGCGCGACGAGATGCTGCTGGCCGGCGCAAAGGCGCGCAACCCATGGGAGATGGTCAAGACTTTGCCGCCCTACAAGGCGGCCAAGCTGACCCTGCGAGGGCTGGAATTCCTCGGCTCGGCAAGCGAGAACGCGACCCGGTTCGCCCTGTTCATGGCGGCGAAGGAGTCCGGCAAGTCGTCTGCCCAGGCAGCCATCCTGGCCAAGGACGGTACGACCAACTTCAACCGCAAGGGTGAGTTCGGTGGCGTGCTGAACAACATGTACCTGTTCTTTAACGCCGGTGTGCAGGGCACGACGCAGCTCGTCAAGGTGCTGCGCAGCCCGGCCGTGCAGGCGTCTATGGCAGGCGTGGCCGGCGTCGGCATGATGCTGGCCCTGTATGGTGCGGCCGGTGGCGGCGAGGACGAAGACGGCGAGAAGTACTGGGACAAGATCCCCAGCTACGTCAAAGAGCGCAACCTGGTGATCATGCTGTCACCAGGTGAGCCATTGGCCGACGGTATCCAGCGCGTGGGCAAGCGCGGCCGGTACATCACGATCCCGGTGCAGTACGGCTTCAACATCTTCCCCAACATGGGGTACATGATGGCCGACGTGTTCCGCAACTCAGAGGACCCCAAGCGTGGCGTGACGCCGACCAAGGCTGCGCTGCACATGACCTCGGTCATCTTCGGCTCGGTCAACCCCTTCGGTGGTTCGGTGGACGTGAGCGACGGCGTGCAGGTGCTTCTGGCGGCCTCCCCCACACTGGTCGACCTGCCGATCCAGATCATCAACGAGCGCGGTACGTTTGGCCGCCCGTCTGCGCCAATGGCTTGGGATCGCCGGCCGGACTCCGAGCGCATGTTCGCCTCGCAGCAGGGCACCGTGCCTGCCAAGATCGCCAAGACGCTCAACGAGCTGGGCGGTGGCGACGAGGCCAAGGCCGGCAGCATTCTGGGCATCGAGACATCGATTACGCCAGGCACCATCGACACGCTCATCCGCGGCACCACCGGCGGCCTGGGGGCGTTCGTCGAGCAGACGGCCACCTCGGTGTCTGCCATGGCAGGCGACAAGGACATCAAGGCCGGCAAGGTGCCGTTCCTCAACAAGTTCTACGGCGAGGTGGACGAGGACGCCAACATCCGTTCAGCCGGCGAGCGCATGCGCGAGGTCAAGCGCGTTGTCAACGAGGACAAGGATCGGAAGAGATTTGAGAAAACTCAGTCGGAAGAAAAGTCGACTGCTGTCGATCGCATGACTGCTGTTCGGGACCTTGTTGACGCTGTTTCCACGGATCTTGATTCAGACCTCAAGATGCAAGACGGCGAAGCCAAACTGCTTGCGCTAGCAAAGACCCAAAAGGGTTACGAGAAGGCGCAGACGGAAATGCGCAAGCTGGAGATTTCTTTGGTGAGCGACGATTCGCTGACAGACGCAGAGAAAAGGCTGTATCGCCAGCGCATCCAGGCTGAGCGGGATAGGCTGGCGACCAAGGTCAACAAGGCGTATCTCAATCTGCCCGGTCAGTGACCTCCACCCGCTCGTCGTAGGTCACCGTCGAGGTGTCGCCCAGGCGCCACTTCGCGGTGTTCTCCACGCGGTAGGTTTGCGTGCAGACCTTGAAGTCGGGCATGCGCAGCTCGCTGTGGGTGATCGCCGGGTCGAAGAACCTGCAGCGGTTGTTCGGCTGCAGGGCGAACTGGCCGTTGTCCAGGCGCAGCATGTTGAACGACTTGTGCTCCTCCGGCGTCTCGGCAAAGCCGAAGTCTGGGATCCGCGGGTCGGGGTTGCACGAGTCAATCGTCAGCATGAACTCGCCCTGGTGAAGCTGCTTGTCCTTGCCGAAGAACTCAGCGCGCAGTCCCTTGAGGAAAGGCTTGTCGATCACCTCGATGTGGTAGCTCATGCAGTCCCATATCTGGAGCACGTCCAGCGGTAGCTGGTCATCCTCCTCGAGGACGTCGTGCCACACGAACGCGCTCAGGGGCAGCTTGTCATACAGCGCGCCGAACTCCGGGAGGTAGGTCTCGAAGCGGAAGGCCTGGCCGCGGATGGACTTGGCGCTGACCCAGATCCCTTCGATGAGCTGGCCGACCCGGGATGGGTCGTGGTCGTAGAGGTACTCGGCGCGCACGAAGACTTTCTCGGGCGGCAGTGGACAGACAAAGCTCATGCTGCCTCCTTGACGAAGACGCCAGATGGCAGCAGTGTGCCCTTGCGGTTCTTGATTTCGTCGTATGCGCCGGCCAGACAGTCGACCATGTCGATGTCTAGCAGGGCACACATGTTGATCAGGCACACCAGGGTGTCGCCGACGGCGTCCTTGGTGGCGGCCAGATCCTTCTTGTTGATGGCGTCGGCCAGCTCGCCCATCTCCGACACAGCCTTCAGGAACTGAGCCTGCGCCGTGCTGTTCGGGATGATGCGCCTGGCCTCAGCCCAGCGGATGACATCCATCTCGACTTCGCGGTAGTTGGGGCGGTTCATGATTCCCTCGCTTCCAGCATGGCGTCGGCCATCTTGTAGGCGGCCTTGGCCGCCCAGCGCTCCGTCATCCCCATGGCTCTGGGCAAGCAGATTCCAGCGAAATAATCGCGCAGGGTCATGCCGTCGCAGACCACCATTGACTTGGCGTATGTCGTGCCTTCTGGCACCTCCGGTCGGTGAACCGGAAATGCCGGCCCGCCTGTCTTGGGTTCGCTCATACCTCACCCCCCTCGCTGTCGGCCGCGGACTTGGCGCGCAGCCACTGCGGCAAGATCGGGTAGACCTTGCCGTCGTGGTCGATCAGCGCCGGCTCGGTGACGTTGTCGTTCCGGGTGACGTGGCAGCCGTGGATCTCGCCAGGCTCGAACCCGGGCGCGACGCCCAGCTCATTGCGGACCTCCTCCATCCACCAGCCGGGCGCGGCGATGACGGGCAGCGGGGTCTCGCTCCATCTCTCCGGTGGAATCTTCTCCTTCAGCGCCTGCAGTGCGTGCTGCACGTTGGCGATGGCGTAAGTGGCGCTCATGTTTTCTCCAAAAAATCCTTACGGGGGTTGTGCCCAGCATTGATGCGGCCCGCTGGGTGATGGGCGTCTTTGGTCTCCAACTCGATCAACTTATCGAGGTAGTGTCTGGCCTTGCGCAGGTCCTCCACGCCGGCCTTGTCGCGCCAGCGACTGACGTACTTCACGACGTTGCCCTCGAAGAAGCCCAGGCCGTTGGCCGCGATGTAGTCCCATGGCTGGATGGGTTGGTGCTGGTAGTGGTCGCCGCCCACTTGGGTGTCGTTTGCGTTCATGTTTAGAAGGGGATGAAGTCGTAGGTCCATTCGTCGCATCCGTTCGCAATCACCTCTTGCGGTGGCGTTGCGTCGAACTTCTTGCAGTAGTTGCTCATGTAGTACTCGCAGCTCTGGCAGTTGATCCTGATCGACTGCAGCCTCTTCAGCTCGCGGCCGTGAAGCTCGAGGCGGATGTTCAGTTCGGTCTTGGTCATACTGATGCCGCACCTTCTGTCCACTGATGAGAGACGATGGTCGGGTACTTGCCGGATCGGTTGACGATCACGGATACCGGCCTGCGCAAGATCTGGTCGTCGTACTCCAGCCACTCAATAGCCTGCTCAGAGTCGGCTGGTATCGCATCGATCTTGGCTCGCATCTCCCACCAGGACTCGGCCTTTTTGCGTGCGTAGCCGTCATGGCTGAGGCACACCCACTCGCGGACCGCGCACATCATCACGTCGTAGTACTCGACGAGCAGGCTGTTTTCGCTGCCGGGCTTGCGATGCAGTCGATACCGCACATCGGTCACAGTGACCACTTCAAACGAGCTGCGCTGCTGGCTGAGGATCGCCGCGCTTGATGCTTCAATGCCGTGCTTGATGCGCTCGGGCTCCGGGAACTTGAAGTTGCAGTCGACGCACTGCGTCGCGGCCGCCAGGTTCTTGCTGCCGCAATTAGGGCACAGCTTGCTGGGCGCCTCGCCCTTGCGCTTGGTGCTGGGCATGCGTCCTTTGACCTCGTCGACCGGGCCCATCTCGATCGTGGTGTCGGTGAAGTCGGCCCACAGGCAGTCGGTCTTCCCGTCGGCGATCCGCATCCCGCGGCCGGCGATCTGGACGTACAGCACCGGGCTCTTGGTGGCGCGCAGCAGCGCGATGAAGTCCACCTCCGGGACGTCGAAGCCTGTGGTCAGCACGGCCACGTTCACCAGGCAGCGGATCCTGCCCCCGCGGAAGGCCGCAATCAGGGCTGCACGCTCTTGTTTCGGGGTCTCCGAACTCACCACCTCAGCCGCCACTCCGCGGCGCTGTAGCGCGTCCCTGACGTGCTCGGCGTGGGCGATCGTCACGGCAAACACCAGCCACCGCTTGCGGGCGCGGGCGAGCTCGACGATCTCCTTGCAGGTGGCCTCCACGAGGCCGGGCCTGTCGGTGACCTTGGCCAGCTCGCTGACGACGTAGTCATCGCCCGACATCCGCACGTCCCGTGCGTCCACCCTGGCCACGGTCGGGGCTGGCACCAGGGGAGACAGGAACTTCAAGCCCAGCAGTTCCTTCATCGTCACCCTAGTGGCGACGTTGGTGAACAGCGGCTCTTCTCCGGCCGTGGCCCACACGCCGTTGCCGCGGAATGGGGTTCCTGTCCAGCCGATCACGCGGGTGTGCGGGTTGTACTTGGTCAGGTCAGCCAAGAATGTGCGCCACATCCCAGTCTGTTTTGGGTTGATCAGGTGGCACTCGTCGGCCAGCACGATGTCGATGCGGCCGAGGCGGTGCGCCTGCTTGTAGATGCTGCCGATCGTGGCGTAGGTGAGCTGGTGACCCATCTGCTTCTTGCCGATGGCCGCCGAGTACAGGCCCACGTCCGCGGTCGGCCAGATGCGGACCAGCTTGTCGATGTTCTGCTCGAGCAGCTCCTTCTGGTGGACCAGCACCAGCACCCTGGTGCCCGGGTGCTCTGCGTCAGCGCGCTGCGCCAGGGCCGCGATCATCAGGCTCTTGCCGGCACCGACGCAGGCCTCGACGATGGGGTTGCCGCCCTCGTGCCTGCCGAACCACATCCAGAGCTCGTCAAGCGCCCGGGTCTGGTAGTCGCGCAGCTTCATGCCACGACCCTCGCCGTGGTGATGCCGTGCGCTCGCAGCGCGGCCGTCATGGCCGCCGCATCGGCGAGCATCTCCTTCTGCTTGCAGGCCTTGATCTCCAGCGAGCTCAGCGCGCCGTCGCCCTGGCCGTTGGCGAATGTGCCGTGCTTTTGCTCGTACACGACATCACCATTGACATAGTCCTTCTGCGTCGCGAAGCGCTCGAGCAGGATGGGGATGTAGCGGTGCGTGCTGCACTGGTGCGACTCGCGCTGGGCGATCAGGCCCACCTGGCCAAACTCTTTGCAGTCCCACCCGCCGTCCTCGCCATCGACCACGGGCGTGCTGTGCGCGCAGGTGCGGCAGTTGACGTCTGGCGCCTCCTCGCCGTGGCACAGGCTGTGGAAGTCGCACATCTTGCAGACGTACCAGCTCGGGTCGTTTGAGCAGCGAAGCGGTGGCTCGGCCGCAGTGATCACGCGCTCGGCGCGGGCCATGATCTTGGCGAACTCGACCTCGTCGAAGTGGACCCATTCAGCATAGAGCTCGCTGGTGTCCTTGTTCTCCGCGATGTACATGGCGCGGGCCATGCCGGTCATGCCCATGTAGGTTTGCATCTGAGCCCAGTGCTGCGGCTTGGACTTCTGCACGCCATCCTTCAGGGCCGCGAACGACTTCGCGTTGTGGGTCTTGAACTCGACGACGGCCCAGGCCTTGGGCGCCTCGGGGAAGCCTCGTGCGGCGCCGTCCATGCTGCCGCCGAAGTGACCGCCGACAGCGGACACGCGCCACTGCTTGCCGTCTGGCGCGGTCTCGTGGACATCGACTCCGATGCGGCGCAGCTCGGCCACGATGCGAGGCTCAAAGTCCTGGCCCGCCTTGAACAGGCGCAGCATCCGGCCCGAATGCTTCTTCGATCCGGCCCAGCGGAAGGTCAGCCACAGGTAGCGCTCGCAGGCGTGGCCGATCAGGGATGCGCCCAGGTGCGGGCGGTGGCCGTCGTCTGCGTCGGACTCGTAGGCCCGGTAGATCGTCGCGACGGTCGTGTGTATGGGTTCGGGCACTGTGGCCATGTGGGGACACTCCTTGTGTCGTTGCAGGGGTGAGGGGCCTGTTACTGGCGCGCGGGGCGGCCCTCCCCGGCCGGCCCCTCACCGCTGCAGGCCCTTGCGGGCCTACACGGGTCATGGCGTGGACGGGTTCTCGTCGGCGCCTGCCGTCTCGATCGCGACGCCGTCCTTCATGGCGGCCACCAGGGTCTTCTGGTTGGCCACCGAGACGGTGAAGTGCTTCTCTGCGACGTGGCGCAGGGCGCCGACCTTGGTGCCGGCCTCCACAAGGTGAAAGCCCTGCGGGCCCTCGACGGCGTAGATACGGGTGCTCATTGCTGCTGTTCCTTTTCTTCAGCGGGTTGGGGGTGAGACTCCTGCGGGTTGATCTGCTGGAGCTGGTACTCGGCCTGGCCGCGGATCTCCGCGATCAGTCCAGCACTCTGGTCGTATGGCAGCTTGCCGAGGGCGGCGAGCACGAGCTCGACGCCGGCAGGCACCATCTTGATCGACAGGATGGGCGGGATCTTGCTCATGATCAGGCCGCTCGCTTCTGCCACGGGGGCACGGCTGCGCCAGCCGCGGGTGCGTTGGCTGCAGGCGCAGCGGGGCGGGACGGGGCGGCAGCAGCCATGGGCGCTGCACCACCGGCCGCAGGCTTGAAGCCGCTGACCTCGTTCTGGTCCTCGTACTGGCCGGTCTCGTCCTTGCGGACCTTGACCTTGATCTGCATCGGCTTGTTGTGCAGCTCGACCGTGTCGTTGAAGCGGGCCAAGCCGATGGATTCGCAGAGCTCGCGCAGTTGCTGCTGAGCGATGCTCTCGGCCTGCTGGTTGGTGTGCCGCACGTTCAGTCGGGCCCACACCTTGCGGCCGCGGTAGCCGTCCTGCAGCACCTCGATGGTGAGCTTCAGGGCCTTGCCGTTGCCAGACTTCAGGGGCACGATCTCCGACTCGGTGACCTGTGCGGTGTACCAGCCTGCGGGCAGCAGCTCGTAGCTGTTCTCGCGCTTCTCAACGCTGTCGGTGTTGAACTCAAATTGCGCCATGATGGGTGTCCTTTCAGGAGTTACTTGGCGGTGGTGGAAATGACCTTGGCAGCGATTGCCGACAGGTCGGGGGACTCGAACATCTCGAGGCTGCCAGAGCGGTCCTTGGCCTCGTAGTTGTAGTCGCGGCTGGTCTGCAGCCAGCGTGTCGGGTTGCCGTCCGCATCCTTCTCTATGCGCATGGCGAACACGAAGTCGAAGAAGTAGCCGACGCCCTGCTTGAGCATGTTGCCGGGCATGGCGGGGTAGTACAGCATCGCGCCCGACTGCTCGTCCTTGGCGCGCTCCTGCTTGCAGGAGAAGTACACGTTGCGGCCGGGCAGGTCGCGGAAGGCGCGGATCAGGTCCGTCATCTTCTCGGCCAGCGCACCGTAGGCCTGGCGCGGATCCTTCGCGACCTTCTTCTCGTGGTTCAAGACCACCTCGGCGATCTCCGAGATGGAGTCCAGGCAGACCCACTTGAAGGCCTGGCCCTGCTCGGTGTTGACCACAAAGTCGTAGGCCTCGTAGAGCTGGTCCAGGGTCTTGACCTCGATGACCGGGATGTCAACGCCACGCAGTGACAGCAGGCCAGACTCGGCGCTGATGATCACGGTGGGCTCGCCAGTGGTGGCGCAGAGCGAAGTCTTGCCGGCGCCCGCAGGGCCGTGGACCAGGAACTTCAGGCCGTTGAGCGCGGCGCTGTCTTTGGTGGAAGTGAGGGTAATTGCCATGTCGTCTCCAGGCAGTTGAAAAAATGGGCAGATAGCGCTGCCCGGGTGAAGCTGAAGTTAGACCGCTTCGATCGTGATCGAGGGGCTGGCTTCCTTGCTGGTGATGAACACGGCAGCAGCGGCAGCGTCGGCAGCCTCGAGCTTGCGAAGCTCAGAGACGGAGACTTCGGGCTTCCACTTGAAGGCCGCCTGCGCGCCGGCGGACAGCTTGTCCCAGCCCTTGGTCAGGGCGGCGGCGTCGACCTTGCGGTCGATCTTGTAGGTCACAGTGACCTTGCAGCCTTCGGTGCGCTGGCTGATGGAGCCCTCGGGCTTGGCCGGGTCCTTCAGCATGTCGGCGATGGCCTTGTCGACGGCGCGGCGCTCGGCGATGGCCTCGTCTTCGATCCGCTTGGCGGCGATGCGAGCTGCGATGAGCTCAGAGAGAGTGACTGCTTGCATGATGTCGTCCTTTCGGAGTGGTTGAAAAACGTGTCGTCTCTGACGTTGTCAGTATATCAGCATTGTGATGCTGGTCAAGCGGTTTCGAACAGCTCGGGGAACTCGCTGCGCAGCATGTGCTCGACCTCCGAGAAACGCAGCGAACTGATCAGCTCGTGCAGAGCGTTTTTGGTCTGGTCGTCGCTGAGGTGCAGCGTGACGTCGATGTAGCAGCCGCGGCGGTCCAGGGGGTGGCCGTGCATGACGGACATGCTGGTGGCCTTGATGTTGAGCTTGTTCATGCTGGTCTCCTTAGCGAGCGCGGTTGAGGTGGGCCAGGGCTTCGCGGGCGATGTTGTCGCACTCGTCGGCGTCGAGGTCGACGCCGAACGCGCTCTCAATGTTGTGGCCGAGCGTATCGACCGTCCAACCATCGCAGGCGCGGATGCAGGCTTGGGCGTGCTCCATCGCCTCACCGCGCAGCGCCACCAAGTCAGCGTCGCTGGCCTCTAGCAGAGCCATGCTGCTCGCGCCGTGCATGGCTTGGGCCAGAGGGGACTGCAGCACGCCGGGGAACTTGGCTGCGACGAGGGCTCGGACTTGATCAGCAGTCATGGTGTGACCTTTCAGCAATTGCGGTTGAGGTGGGCGAGGGCAGCGGCGCGGGACTCGAAGCGGCCGCCGATCGGGGTCTGGTGCGGGCCGCGGACGATGAACCATCCGCCGAGGAGCTTGTTGAAAATCACGCGGGGCATGTCGGGTCTCCTCAGTTGGCGGGGCTGCAGATGCCTTGTTCGATCAGGTGCTGGGCCGTGCGGCCGAAGAAGCCTTGCAGCCTCCAGCACAGGCCGGTGTCGATCAGTTGCTGCCAGGCTTCGATGTACTGCTCTTCGCTGTCGGCGGGCAGGGCGCCCTCTGCGATCATCACGACGTTTGCAAGGTTCATGGTGGGTCTCCGGTCAGGCTGCGAGCAGCTCAGGCTTCAGGAAAGACGCGGCGTCGACGTAGTCGATCTCGAAGTTAAGCTCGTTGTAGGCGATGCGCAAGTCAGCGGCAGAAAACGTCTTCTTGCCGGTCAGCTTGGCGAGCGCTTTGGCAGCGTCGTTGAAAGGGTAGTACAGCGTGTTGCCGTACACGTTCTTGATCAGGATTGCCAGCTTCATGTTGCGTCCTTCTGGAGCGCCCGGTGCCGCCGGGTCGGTGTCGACTGCTCCGTCGACAAGAGAGATTTCATCACAGTTGTGAAGTCTGTGAAAGAGTAAGTCCCAGTGCTTTTGTCAACTTCTCCTTTGCCGCCTGGTAGCGGGGCTCGAGCTTGACGCGGCGTGCGGCCGGCAGGCCGTCGATGCGCGACAGGTTGTGCTCGAGGTCGGAGAGCTTGATCACGATCGCGACAGGGCCCGTGTTGGCCACGCGGTCGATGAACTGTTCGTAGGTCTCGTCGGGCTTCCTGGTGACGGCCTCGACCAGGCTGACGGCGCGGTAGCTGACGCCGTGAATCAGCAGCAGGCTGGGCGCCCTGATGCTGGTGTCCTCGAGCACGTCGTGCAGCACCGCGGCCATCTGGGCGTCGGTGTCCTTCGGCAGCTTCTTGGCCACCGTGCGCAGCACGGCCAAGGAGTGCAGGAGGTACTGCCTGCCAGCGCCGTCGACCTGGCCTCTGTGCGCGATCGCGGCGATCTCAATGGCGTTTAGTAGGGCTTCGTTCATGTCACCCCTCGTACACCGCCAAGCGGCCGGGGTTGACCCACTCGGCGTACAGGCCGCGCTTCTGCAGCTCGCGCTCGAGATCGATGTGCACACCGAACACGAGCTCTTCGCGCATCGGGTTGCCGTAGTAGTCGACCCACCGCTCGGCGTCAGACGCCTCGGCGTCGATCGAGAAGTTGCGACTGTCGTCGGGGTGCTGGTAGACGGGCACGCCCATCTTCTTGAAAGCAGCGAAGGCGCTGCGGAACTTGGCAGGCATGGGCTTCATGGCGTCGTGGTGCATGGGGTTTGAGTAGCTCATTCGTCGTCTCCGGTTGATGATTGATCAGGTGCCGCGGGTCGCCCACTCGGGCATCACTTGGCGGAACTGGCGCACGCCGTAGGGGACCTCGCTCCAAGGCAGGCGGCCGGCGAAGGACTCGACAGCAGCAGCGCGGCCGGCGATCAGCTCGGCAAGCACGGACTTGGCGTGCTCGCTGGTGTAGGTCTTGAACATCGCGATGTTGCTGTCGACGATCGCAAGGAACTGTTCGTTAGTCATCTCGGTCTCCGTTCACGTCCCGGAACTGCCGGGCCAGATCTGAATCATATCACAGTTGTGATACTTGTCAGAAGTTGTAGTCGTGCTTGTTGACGGCGCCGTTGGCGATGAACTCGCGGCCCTTGCTGCCCCAGAGCTTGTCCGAGCCGTAGAAGCGGCTCTTGACGAGGCGCACACGCAGGGTGCGGTCACAGAGGCCGGCGTACAGCCAGGTCTGCTCGTTCTGGTTGGTGCAGTGGCCGACGAAGCCGCCGGGGATGATGTTGGGCTTCCACTCGGGGTCGCGATCGACCCGCACCTCTTGCAGGGTGACGGTGGCGGCCGTGCGGCCGACGACCTTGTAGGGGACGGTGTCGCTGTACAGCGTCTCGGTCATGTACTCGCCCTCGGGCAGACCCTTCAGGTTGGTCGTGAAGGTCTCGTAGGCGCGGATGCTTTGGTCGGGCTTAGGCATTGTGATGTCTCCTGGGTTACTTGGTCTTGGGGTGGATGGTGGTGAGGAACACAGCGCCATCAACCTTGGGCTTGAAGAACTCGATGTCGTAGTCCATGTCCATGCCGACAGGCACGAGGTACAGACTGAAGGGGTGCCCTTCCTTCTTCATTTTGCGGATCAGCTTTTCGAGATCCTGATCGACGCGCCATCCCCAAATGGACGCGGCAAAGAAATGTCGGTTGTTGGTGGTCATGGTCAGTCTCCGTTCAGGCAGTGAGGATGGCGTCGAAGTCGAACACGGTGCCGTCAGGCAGCTCGATCACGGCGTCGCTGGGGAAGAAGTCGTTGCACTCGCGCTCGTCGTACAAAGCAAGGGCAAGGCGCTTGCGCAGCTCGGCGGCTTTGCGCTTGGGGAAGGGGTAGGGAATCGTGTCGAAGTCGCCGTCGTCGTAGCGGCGGACTAGCATGGAAGACACGTCGCGGCTGGTAGGGCAGCCGGGGGCGTCGAAGTCGGTGCCGCCGAACGGGAAGCTCAGGCGGTTGTGCTCGACGATCAAACGAATGGTGGTCATATCGGACTCCTGTCGCGTCCCGGGATCCGCCGGGCCGGTGTCATCTCTGACGAAGTGATTACATCACGTTTGTGAAGTCACGACAATAACCAACGTGATTACTCGGGTTTTTCCCAGATTGCAACGGACCACTCGCCCACCCACGGGTCGTAGGCGCCGTCGCTGAAGTCGCGCACGCTGGCCGCGTAGTCGACGCCGCCCTCGAGGAACAGGGCCACGGCCTTGGGCTCGCCGAACCTGGTCTCGTTGATCGCGGCGATGAGGGACTTCAGCGTGCCGTCCCACTCCCACGAGTCGCAGTCGCCGGCCAGGAGGTTGCCGTTGGCGTCGATCGCCTTGAGCCACTTGCCGCGGCTGCGGTAGCAGCCGGCGCCGATCTCGCGCTTGGACCACCGCAGTGCGTCCTGGTAGGCGCCGCTGACGGCGTTCTTGACGTCGTCGAAGCGGGAAAACTTGGATCCGTTGGGGAAGGTGAGGTTGCGCATGTGGGTCTCCGGTTGATGTCAGTTGGGAAGCAGCGCGTACCACTGCCAGGTCGTGTCGGTGCCGGCGGTCATCTTGCCGAGGCAGAAGCACACCGGCCGGTCGAACTCGATCCGCTCGTTGTTGCGGCCGAATGCCTCGGTGGCCACGGCCCACTGGGTGTCGCGGGCTGCACGGGGCAGGGCGCACTTGGCCATGCCGAGGTTGCGCAGGAATTCGGGACGCTGGATGTCAGCGATCTGGTCGCCACGCTTGCCGGTGGAGGGATCGAATTCAAAAACCTTCATGCTGCTCTCCGGTTGATTGCTGGGACAAGAGGATTACATCACAAGTGTGAAGTCATGTCAACAGCAATGTGATACATCACTCTGCTGCGTGGCGCTCGGCAATCGAGCCCCAGTCGCGGACGTAGTAGTTGCCGCGCATCCGCACGATCGTCGGCGTGTAGGTGTCGCCGGCGTTCAGATACATGACGTTGCTGCCGTCGCGCAGGCGGAATGCTTCTACGCCGTGAGTGCAAAGCAAGTCATCGAGTACGGTCATGCGCAGGTCCGGCGTGCTCGGCGGGTTGTAGCACTCGCGGATGCGTGCGGCCGCAGCGGGCAGGACTTCGAGTTCTGCTCGAGACATGTTGAGAATGGCTTTTGCGCGGCGCGCAGCAGTCAGGTCGGAAGTGATGGTGCGCAGGGCTTTGATGCTGGGAGTGATCATGCTGGGTCTCCGGTTGAGTGGTTCGTGGTGTCGGCTGAGGATCAGTTCGGAACTATCTTGCCGGTGCTCCTGTGTGCCGTGAGGCCAGAAGACTTACCCAACTCACTCCGTGCTATTGATCTCCAACCGACAGAATCATTACATCACAGTTGTGAAGTCCATGGACGAATACCCGACTGCGTTGTATGGGCATTGTGATGTTGATGTTGGCTTTTGTGAGGCGAACATCACAGGCCCTATACTCCGTCGATCCGCAACTTCACACCAAACAAAATGGACTACGACGAACTCATCGCGCACTTTGGCAGTCAGGTCGCAGCATCCGCCAAGCTGGGGGTCACCCAGCCCACACTGTCAAACTGGAAAGCGCGCGGGCGCATCCCCAAGCTGCAGCAGCTCAGGATCCAGCACATCACCAGGGGAAGGCTCAAGGCAGCACCCGACATCCTGGGGAAGAAGACCACACAATGACGGTCTGACAAGATTGGGCCTCGGCTAGGGTAGCTCCCGAAAAGCGGTTCCCACACCCGCCTGCCGAAGGTTTCACAGTGTGGCGTTCTCAGTGGAAGAACAAGATGGCAGCACCCTACTCGGCCGCCGGGCACACTTCCCCCTACAGGGAGGCCCCAGGTGGTCATGTCCAACTCTGAAAATCACAATGGTGACGGTGCTCGATTGAGCGTCACCAACTCCGAGTTCCTGCAGCATGTCCTGGCTGGCGCCCCTCGAGGGTCGACTACATGGGTGTGCGGGTTCATCGGCAACCCCAACTCGGACCAGGCCAACTGGTCAGGCAAGGCCTACAACCCAGCCCTGCATGCGGCCGAAGTCGACGGGTGGGGCAGGCAGAACACCTACTTCTCGGTGGGCGCGGTCAGACCCCTCGAGGGCGTCATGCACCGGCGCAAGAGCCACTTCACGCGCCTGCTGGCGCTGGTGGCCGACGACGTCAATCCAGAAGACCTGCAGGGGATTCCCTCGTGGGGCATCGAGACCAGCCCGGGCAAGCGACAGATCGGCATCCTGCTCGACACCAAGGACCCCGACTGCGCAAACCTCGAGCTCGTCACCCGGCTCGTCACCGCGATGGCCGACAGGGGCTACATCAAGGCCGACAAGTCGGGCAACAACGCAGTGCGGTACGTCCGCCTGCCGGTGGGCCAGAACCAGAAGCCCCGCGACTCGGGACCGTTCAACCACTTCGTGGAGTACTGGAACCCCAGCGCACGCTACACGCTCGAAGACGCCGCTGCCATCTTCGGCATCGACCTCGAGACCCTGCGCACAGAGCATGCGCATGAAGCACAGGCACCGTCCATGCACATGGGCGAGCAGGACGAACGCCTGCGGATCCTGACGACCAACATCATCCGCGGCGAGAACCTGCACGACAGCCTGAACATGGTGGCCGCATCGATGGTGGCCTCAGGCGCCAAGGGCGGATCCATCGTCAACCTGCTGCGTGGCCTCATGGACGCCAGCCTGGCACCGAAGGACGACCGCTGGCTCGCCCGCTACAACGACATCCCGCGGTCAGTCAGCACGGCGCAGGAGAAGTTCCGGCCCACGCAGATCCAGCAGGCGATCGACCAGGAGACGGGCGAGATCCTGCCCGACAAGCCTCTCTTCACGCCGGTGCACGAGCTGCTGGACACCATCAAGGCCATCGAATGGATCATCGAGGGGTACGTCGAGTCAGACGGGCTGGGCATGCTCTACGGCCCGTCAGGCGGCGGTAAGAGCTTTGTGGCCGTGTCCATGGCCTGCAGCGTGGCCACAGGCACGCCGTGGTTCGGCTGCCCAGTCAAGCAGGGCGCCGTGTTCTATATCGCAGGCGAGGGCCACCAGGGCCTGGCCAGGCGCTTCGCAGCATGGTCCAAGGCCACCGGCATCAAGATCGGCAAGGACACGCCCCTGTTCAAGTCCAACCACGCCGTGCAGATGCTGGACCCCGACGCGCCAGCCAAGCTCATGGCCGAGATCAGACGCATGATCGCCGACACCGGCCAGATCCCGGCACTGATCATCATCGACACCCTGGCCCGCAACTTCGGCGACGGAGACGAGAACAAGCAGCAGGACGCCAACCGGTTCATCGAAGCGATGGACGAGATCAGGCGCGAGTTCCACTCGCACAACCTCGTCGTCCACCACTCAGGCCACGAGATGGACCGCGCACGGGGCTCCAGCGCGTTCAAGGCGGCCATGGACCAGGAGTTCCAGGTCAAGGGCTCAGGCGGCATCCTGGAGCTCAAGGTGACCAAGATGAAGGACGCCGAGATGCCTGAGTCCAAGCGATTCAAGATCACCCAGATCGGCCTGGGCGTCGTGGACTCGTGCGACGTCGAGATCACCGGCGCCTACATCCAGTTTGACGGCAACCCGCTCGAGGTCAAGGTCGGCTCGCGCCTGAACGGCCAGCCCATCAATGCCATCGACGTGGTCAGGCTGATGCAAAAGGGCTGGCCTGGCGCGCCTGTCATGGCCACCAGCCTGGGCTGCTCTGAGCGGGCTCTGAGCAACATCATGAAGGCCATGAAGGACAACGGAATGGCAGTCCAGGGGGCCAATCGCAAGAACGGATGGGAGCTCACCGAGCAGGCGATCGACCACCTTTCGATGACCGCGGAGCTCGCGATCGAGGCGCAGGAAGCGTCTAGATCGGTTGACTGAGGTGTAAACGGAAAGTGTCAACTAAGGTTGACGCGGACGACAATTCTCATCCGCACGGGGCCTTGCGGATGACATTTACAGTTGTGAAGTAGTTGGAGAAAAAAAATGTGGTGTGACAAGGACTTACGAGAAAAAAAGTCATCGGCGGGGGCCGTGCGGATGAGACCTGTTTTTGGGGGTCATCCGCACGGGGTTCTCATCCGCATCTCATCCGCAAGTCAAGCGTCTAAGTTAGTGGGCACTACGCTGGAAAGCAAGCAAATACGCGGGTTCTCATCCGTGCGGATGAGATGCGTAAGAGAATCGGGCCGGCTTCATCCGCTCATCCGCAACCCTCTAAGAGGTTGCGGATGCTGAGCGGAAGGGGGTTGCCGATGACCAAAATGCCTGGTGAGCAGACACTAACTTTTGACCTGGATCTGCCCTGGCCGTCACCCAAGTTGTCCCCCAACGCTCGCCAGCACTGGGCTGCCGCAGCCAAGGCCAAGAAGGCCTACAGGGCCCGCTGCAGGGCTATCGCGACTGCGGCAGGGGTAGGGGCTGTCTTGGCCGGAAAAACGAGCCTAGCGGTCGATCTGACCTTCTTCCCGCCCGACCGCCGCGGCCGGGACATGGACAACATGCTGGCCAGCATGAAGTCCGGCCTGGACGGCCTGGCCGACGCCACCGGCATCGACGACCGCCACTGGCGGCTGTCGTTCGAGGTCGGCGAGCCGGTCAAGGGCGGCCAGGTTCTCGTGCGGATGAGCTGCCGATGAGGCTTCAACCCGACTGGCTGGGGGAGCTCGTGAGCATCTGCGTCAGCGACGACTGGCGCGGGGCCCAGACCGAGCTCACCTGGGGCGAGGTCAGCCCCATGTTCCGCCGCCTGCTGCCTGAGCTGGCGCAGTCCGAGGACGCAGACGGCTACAGCAGCCTCGAGGTCCGCGCCTGCCGCGAAGGCATCGAGTGGCTGTCCACCAACCACCCGGCCGAGTTCGGCGCCCTGTGCTGGCAGTTCTGGGACTGGAAGCGAAAGCACATCGAGCGCGCTGAGAACCACGACGAGCTGCTGCAGCGCGCCGGCAAGCTATTGGCCGACTACGTTGATCGGGCTTGCGGCTGAAACATCACATTGCTTATACTCGGAGTGTGCGCTGTTGCACGCATCGGAGACGACGATGAAAGAATTCAACCCCAACTGGCCGTTCCCTCAGTACGACGAGGACGGCCGCCAGCTCCTGCCGCCAGGATTTAACGCCAGGCCCACGCCCGCCCAGCGCGCCGCTGAGCTGATCGACAACGTCGGGGAGGCGCTGCTGTGAAGGCTCTCACCGACATCCTGCGCAAGCCTGCGCCGGCCACGATGATGGCCACCGAGCTCGACGAAGCGCGCCGCGCCCTTCTCGAGGCGCAGTCTGCCCGCGACTACGCCACCGCGATGGTCGCCTACCACGAGACCCGCATCGATCGCCTGCGCGCCATGCTGGAGATCGAGGCTCATCAGGGGGGCGAGCAATGAGCAGAGCCCTTACCGAAGCCCTCGCAGCGGCTGCAGCGCCGCCGTGCACCGGGTACTCATGCCCTAAGCAGAGTGATTGCGCGAGCGAGAAGCTGGCGTGCGAGTCGTTCGTCTACTACGTCAATTCCGGCAGGGCAGCACATCCATTGATGATGTTCCGTACCAACAAGAGCGGCTTGAAGGCGTTGCATATGCTGAAGCAGGAGCACGCTCCTACGAGAGCGTTGTACGACCGTGTGTTTAAGGAGGAAGCATGAAAGACGGGCAATGCAACGGACCCTGCGATCAGGGCCGCAAGAACTGCCCGACGCCTGAGGCGTGCGAGCTGGCAGCGACCGATGCGGCGGAATCAGGCGGCCTGGAAGCCTTTGGGATGCTGGCGGTTGCCATCGTCGTTGTGCTGGTCATCGGCCTGGTGGCCGCTTCGGTGTGGAGGTTTGCATGACTGACCTGATTACCCTACCCCGCGCCACGGTGCAGCAGGCGCTGGAGGCGTTGGAGAACAGTTCGCCGGACCAGTACCCAGAAGACGCTGGCGTCTTCTACGATGCTAAGGACGCCCTCCGCGCCGCGCTGGAGCAGAAGCCAAAGTTCACCCTGTCCTGTGGATGCCCGTCTCAATACGGCGGTGTGCCTGCGTACTGGGAAAGAGATGGCAGCACTGCATTCGGCATGATCTGTGAGAAGCATTGGCACGAATACGGTGCAAGGAGTGAAGCATGACTGACCTGAGAACCGCTGCCCAGCAGGCGTTGGCATTCACCATGAGAGACTTCGCTACTGTGCGTGATTTTGAAGCAGCAAAAGCAATACTTCATGACACTCTTAAAGCCGCGCTGGAGCAGACGGTGCAGGAGCCCCTGAGCGACGAGGAGCTTGATCGCCTATGGCGTGAGCCTATGTCCGCAGATTGGGAGCACCGGGAATACGCCCGCGCCATCGAGGCCGCGCATGGGATCAAGGAGATGAAATGACTGAACAACCTAACGCCCTGCGGCTGGCTGATGCGCTGAACTGCGCAACGGACGACGATTGCGGGTACTGCCAACCATGCGTCATCGCCGCCGAACTGCGCGGCCTGCATGCCATTAACAGGGAACTGCTGGAGGCGTTGAAGGCGCTGTGCGAGTCGCACTCACGATTTTCAGGAGGCGTGTGGGACAAGGCCCGCGCCGCCATCGCACGGGCGGAGGGGAAGGTATGACCAAGGATGACGTGATCCGCATGGCGCGGGAGGCTTACCGCGCATACATGGATTGGGCCGACCGAGATGACCCGTGGCGGCGTGAACACGGAAGCAAATACTACGAGGACGAAGCCATCAAAAAAGCTGCTCTTGCAGCCGCCGCTGCCGAGCGCGAGACCGTGATTGCTCAGGCTATCGAGCAAGGCTTTGTTTCGGAGTCCTACGCGGAGCAATTCAGAGCCGCGATCAGAGCAAGGGGGCAGGTATGAGCATCGTCACACCCGTGGCCGTGTTCTTCGCCACCAACCCCGAAGAGGAGCTAACCAGCGAGGACATCGGTATCAAGTGGGGTGTCGACCCTAACAACGTCGGCAAGTCTCTGCGCTACGCCGAGCACAAGGGCTGGGTGCAGTCGACCAAGAAGCCGAACCCCTCGAGGCCCAGCAAGCAGATCCTGTTTTACACCGCAGGCCCGCGCCTGCTTAAGGAGATTGGACGATGATCACGGCCAGCAACCTCTACAAGTTCCAACCGCCAAACTTCCCACGCTGCGCAGGCTCGGGCCGATCGGAGTGCGACACATGCAAGAAAAACGTCCGCAACAGCCCAGTGCATCCAAGCACGACGCGCCAGATCTGGATCGGAAGATGGGAGCTGGAGACGCCCTGCGAGTCTCGCGTGCCGTTGCACACGCAGTCGTAAAGATCCCCCACTTCCTCGCACGTGCGATGGCCGCGGAGTTCGCCGACCCGCTCGAGAAGGCCAAGCTCCCGCTGACCAACCGCGACCGCCAGCGCAAGCACCGGACCAACAACAGCGAGCGGGTCTTCACGCTCGACGTGGGCAGCGACGGCTACGCTGACCTGGTCTACCTCATGCAGGCGTGGGGCTTTCCCAGCCGCAGGCGCACCATGATCGTGGCCCTGAGACACCTGGCCCAGGCCACCCGAAACGGCCTCGAGCGCATCGACTTGACGGATGCTTGACCGTGCTGTATGGCCGATGTATATTCCGCCCCGGGTAAGTGTCTCCAAATCCAGCCGGCCGCGAGCCGGCTTTTTGCTTTCTGAGCCCGGGTGAGCTGAACGCGGTGACCTCGTCTCCCACCGCTGGATGCCGCCCGGGTTCAACCCCTGATGCCGTGGACAAAGCTGAATACCAACGAATCGCCGAGGAACGTGAGGCCACCAAGCACCATGTGCTGGCCATGGCCGAAGACATCTTCGAGCGCTACATGGCGGGTGAGTCCATGCGCCTGATCGCCGAGTCGATGCCGTTCAAGATCAGCGGCAACCGCCTGCGCGACATCCTGCTGAACAACCCCGACACCCGGGAAGCCTACGCCGACATTCACATCCACCGCTCGCACAGCCTCGTCGAGGCGGCGGTGGACTACGCCCGCGAGGCGGGGATGCTGGGCGATGCGGCCGGCCTGCGGGTGGCGATCGACGCCAATCTCAAGGTGGCGGCCAAGATCAACGGCCGCGACTACGGCGACAAGTCCAAGGTGGAGCTGACCGGCAAGGACGGGGGGCCCGTCAAGATGGTGGCCCTGACCGACGAGCAGCTCATGGAGATCGCCGCCCAAGGCGTGGTGAAGGGGGCGGCAGGTGCTTGATCCATCGCAGGCTGCGGCTGAGCTGCTGGCGCGCAAGAAGGCGCGCGAGTCGTTCTCGCACTACTGCGCCTATCGACTGCCAGACGACATGCGCCTGGCCCAGCACCACGTTCTGCTGACCGAGGCCCTGGACAAAATCGAGAAGGGCGAGATCGACCGGCTGCTCGTGATGATGCCGCCAGGCTCTGCCAAGTCCACCTACGGCTCGGTCTACTTCCCCGAGTACTTCGCAGGCCGCAACCCGCAGCTCAGCGTCATCGCCGCTTCGCACACCGCAGAACTGGCCGAGCGCTTCGGCCGCCGGGTGCGCAACGGCGTGGACGACGAGCAGTTTCGCGCCCTGTTCCCGCAGGTGGCGCTGGCCGCCGACAGCACGGCCGCTGGCCGATGGGGCACGAACCACGGCGGCGAGTACACCGCGGTGGGCGTGGGCGGATCCATCACCGGCCGACGCGGCGACCTGATCGTGGTCGACGACCCGGTGCGCAGCCGCGAGGACGCAGATTCCGAGCGTGTGCGCGAGAAGACCTGGGAATGGTGGACCAACGACCTGCTGACCCGCTTGAAGCCTCATGGCCGCGTGGTGGTCATCATGACCAGATGGCACGAGGATGACCTAGCCGGGCGCCTGCTCGAGCGTGAGCCGCAGCGGTGGACCGTCATCAAGCTGCCGATGATCGCTGGCGACAACGACCTGCTGGGACGCAAGTCAGGTGACCGCCTGTGGAAGGAGTGGTTCACCGACGAGATGGTGCGCCAAGCGCAGTCCGATCCACGCTCGTGGATCTCGCTGTACCAACAGGAGCCACGCCCGGTTGAGGGTGCGGAGTTCAAGCGCTCGTGGATCGTGCGCTACAACAACGCGCCCAAGAAGATGAACAGGGTCATCCTGGTCGACCCGGCGGGTGACCCGCAGACGGCCAAGGAAGGCACCAAGCGCAAGCGCAGCGACCGCACCGTGATGTGGGTAGTGGGCCTGGCGCACGACGGCAACGCCTTCCTCGTGGACGGCATTATCGATCGGCTGACGCTGACGCAGCGCGCCGATGCGCTGTTTGCCCTGCACAAGAAGCACAAGCCGATGCAGACGCGCTACGAGCGCTACGGCATGCAGGCCGACATCCCGCACATCCAGGCTGAGATGGAGCGGCGCCAGTACCGCTTCAAGATCACCGAGGTGGCTGGTGCGGTGGAGAAGAACGCCCGCATCCGCAGGCTCATTCCGTGGTTCGAGGGCGGCCGCATGTGGCTGCCTCAGCAGCTCAACTACACTGACGTGCAGGGCAACCCGCATGACTTGGTTCAGGAGCTCCTCGAGGTCGAGTACGCCACCTTCCCGGTGGGTCGATTCGACGACGGCATGGACTGCCTGGCCCGCATCGACGAGCCTTCGCTGACTCTGCCGTGGCCGGACGAAGAGGAAGAGTGGGAAGTCCCCCGGGGCGCCGAGGCTGCGTGGCAGGTCCTCGACGAAGTGACCGGCTACTAAAGGATCACGATGGACCCCAAAGACCTACCGACCGACGTTGCCTACATGTTTGGCGACGAGTTGCTGACCAAGGAAGAGTTCGACACCCGCCAGAAGGGCGAGATCGAGCGCCTGTACGCCGTCTTTGCCAAAATGCGCGACCATTGGGTTCAGGGGCGAGCCACCAACACTGACCTTGAAAAGCGCTGGCGCAAGAACGCGCAGCTCTACTTCGGTGAGCACACCAACAGCACCGGCGAGTTCGAGAACACCCTGCGCAACGGCCCGCCATCACGCAAGGCGCAGGACGGCACCCGCTCGAGGGTGGTGATCAACATCGTGCGCCCGAAGGTCGACCAGGCCGTGGCGCGCATGTGCGAGATCCTGTTCCCCGTGGACGACCGCAACTGGGGCATCCGTCCCACGCCGATGCCTGAGCTGGCAGACATGATGGGCAGCAACGCCCAGACCGTCGACCCGGCCACTGGCCAGCCTACTGGCTTCACCGCCAACGAGGAAGCCAACGCGATCATGGAGGCTGCCAAGCAGGCAGCCGAGGCCATGGAGCGCTCCATCGACGACAGCCTGACCGAGTCCAAGTACAACGGCGAGAGTCGCAAGGGCATTGAGGATGCCGTGCGTCTGGGCACAATGGTGCTGTACGGCCCGTTCCCTGCACGGCAGACCAGCAAGGTCTGGCTGCCTCAGGGCGACGGCACGCAGCAACTGCAGATCAACGAGTCGATCGTCCCGGCCAGCATGCGCATGGACCCGTGGGACTGCTTCTTCGACCCGAGCTGCGGCAACG